TGATAGCACCCTTACCATACTGTTTGGTAATCGATGCCCTTACAATATCCAGAGCAGATGGTTTACCATCTTTAGGTTTCGGTGCAGGTTTTCTAGTCCCGCCTTTGTCGTATCCCTTTTCTTTCTTCAGTCTGGTTGCTTCGTTAAAGTCGGAGAATCTAACGAGGGAAGTTTCTTGATTGCGCTCTTCTTGATTGCTTTCTTCTGAAACTTCTTGATGACTGTCATAAGCGGTTTGTTTAATAGGTGTTTTATTTAGGGGTTGAACAGATTCAACTTTAGCAGTGTCAGGACCATCATGCACTTCCTCACCTTTACGTTTTGCTTCGCAAATTTTACAATCGCAGTCCTCACCATGGTTCATGTCCTTCTTGCGAGGTGCTTCTAAAAGTTCATCCTTTTTAGGATTTACCTTTACTTCGGTTTTCTTTTTTTCGGTTAGTGCTTTGAAACTTAACATAGATCAATAACCCTGTTTACGCATGAACTCTTTGAATGCAGGAGAATTGATGCCTCTCTTAGGATCATCCATTCTCTTCTGTCTAGCACTTCTCTTGTCATTCTTCTCTTGATCTCTCTCGTACTTCTCAGGGTTTCTCATTGCACGATAGTTCTCTTCAATAACCTTCTCGATCTCAAAGATTTCAAACAGACCTGACTCATAAAGATGAGAGATAGTTTCATAGTCTTCACCAAGTCTCTTAGCAAGTTTGTCACTACCTTTAGATACTAATCTAGAAGTCTTACCAACTGCCTTCTTGAGTCCTTTCTTAAGTAGACTACCAACTTTCTTAAGTGCACCACCAACTGCTTTACGAGTTTCGCCTTTGCTGCTACCACCAGAGGAACTGCTGCTAGAAGAACTACCAGAGTCAGACTTCTTACCTCTAACGTCAGAGATAAGTTTATCTAACTTACCACCAGTCTTATCGCCATCGCCACTAGAAGAACTACTGCTAGACTTTAGACCACGCTCTCTACCCTTAGAGAATTCAGACTTAGCAGACTTTGCTGCTCTCTGTGCAACACCAGATGCATAACCTGCACCACGAACTGCTGCCTTAGCACCTGCCTTGGCACCTTTCTTAAGCATAGATCCTGCTTTCTTAGCAGCACTCCTTACTCTATCCATCTTAGAAGGACCTGCTGCTTCTTTCTTCTTAGGTGCTCCAGTTGCAATATGATCGAAACCTTCTTTCGTCATTCTTGCTTCACGCTTTGCTTTAGTCTTAGCAAGAAGACGATCCTTTGCTAAGGATGCTTCTTTGTTAGGACCATCATATGCCATAGCACCTTTCTGTTTTCTTGGTGCTTCAATCTTATTTACACCATCAGAGAAAGAACCTTCATCAAGTTCGATTTCTTCTAATGCCTCACAGATTTCTAGAAGATCTTCCTCGTCTTCTGCAATCTCACAGATAGACTCAAGCATGAAATCTACAAGTTCATCATCAGTTACATTATCAAAATCGTCAAAGTTCTCATACAGTTCAAATAATTCTTCGTCAGAGAAGGCAAATGCTTCTTTCTTGTAGAGTGCACTTGCTTCCTTATGCTTACCTGCATTGGTGAGTGCCTTCACCTTCTCCATCTTCTTTCTTTTCGCCAACTGCATAGCGGTTGGTTTCTTCTCATTATAATACTTACCAGTTCCAGACTCAGGAGTTGCTTTCTTAGGAGCACCACCACCATAGACTGCTTCTTCTACAGAACTAGGTGTTCCCTCACTTTCTCCTTCATGCTCAATGACCTTACCATCAGCATCTTTCTGATGATGTTCGTTCTTTAGTTTATTGCCAATGACTTTTCTGCGGTTAGCAAGATACGAATCGGTCTTATCTTTTTTACCATCGTTATTAATGTCACCGTCCTCTTTCCCAACTGGGTCGAGTTTCTTTGTTTTCTCCTGCACCTCTTGATAGGCAGCAGACATATCAGGTAATTCTTTAAAATTCATTTTACTTGGTAACCTTATCCTTTTTATTTATCTTGTTAATAAACTCACCTGGGGTAAGTTTACGCATATAGTTAGCGAGTTTGTCCGTTCCCATTTCACCTGCAGGGGTAAAATTAAAGAATTTGATCTTATTCACCTCCACCAAGTCTTTCAACCAAGTGCGAAATAAATGATCAGACTCATCAATACTGATGACGTAATTGCTACCGCAACTAACAATCTTACTAACGATCCCTGTGTTAAGGTTCTCAACGAAAGTTCCCTTTTTGAATATCTCTCCTTCAAAGTATGCTTCCCTCAGTCCTTGAGGGTCTAACTTTGGAGCGTACTCAAATATTTTATAACAACAATCGCCAAAATCTTGATCTTCTTCAACCTTCATTGCAGTTCTTAACGTTCCGTAAAGTGACTGTAAGTCTTTGTCCTTGATACTTTTAGGAATACCAGACTTGAATGAATCAAAGTCACCCTGTACTGCTGCCTTTCTAAGTTTAGATGCAGACATACCTTCTACACCTTCACCATCTGGGTCACGATCACCTGCTGAGGTTACTCGGATCTCGTCAAAGTTATAGAGATCACCGTTATACTTGTTTGCTAACGAGTTGAACTCAGAAACCCTGTCACCACCCACCACAATATTAACGCTACTATACCCGTCAGAATCGAGTCCTGCAAGAACATCAAAGATAGTACGCATATCAGCATTATCGATGATCGAATTACTATGATCGGGATATGCCATCCGCATATATTTAATTTTCGTACCCGCGTCAAGGGGGTTCTTCGTAGGATCCTCCGTCCTTGAGGGGTATACTCTATATGTTCCTCCACTTGCCTTTGCCTCTCTAGCAACTTTGTCTAGAAGTTTCTCGTGGCCAATAGTTGGTGGATTAAATCTTCCAAATGTAATAGATATTGCACCTTGATCGACCGCACCCTCGCCATCTGCAGTTTCTTCTCCTCCTGCTGATTGTTGGGGTCCTGGGTCATTTCCTTTTGTAATTTTTACTAGTTTACCGTCCTTCGACATATGGGTGACATTGCCTGATGCGTCTGCATATCGTCCATACCCTATGTGTGACAGTTTCAGTTTCTCTGCTTCTTTCGCAGCAAAAGATCTCTCTGCTTCAGATAGGAAAGCACTAAACTTTTTCATTCGTCCAATTTTTTCTAAGGTTAAAGTTTGCTTTACTAAATGTCATTCGGTCTACAAGTTTCACAGGGACTTCGTTTTGTGTGACGAATCCTTCGTGAGCAGTTGGTTCACCATTCAAATACGGTGTGACTGTACCACCTACTCTTATGTTACTCATGAGTGACTGTTTCAGTTGGAAGATTTGATCCCACACTCTAAAGGTGTAGATATTCACTTCTTGTTTATATTTATCAGGTAACACATTGTACATCTTTGCGGAGGGTGGTGCCATCTCCAACCGAATCCATAGATTGATATGCTTGAAGATCACGTCACGAGTCTTTTTATCCTTGGGAATTTTTGCTCTTACTAGATTCTTCATGAATTTGAACCAGTTGAACTTAACCTTACTCTCAACAAATGCAGTTGCTTCATTGATTCCTAGCATATAGCAATCAGACTCACCACAAAGATTAACACCAAAACGAGGAGTGGCAGTTGGAGAAACAACGTCATAACCAGTATGAGGGGCAAAGATAATATTACCAGGGGTTTCGGTAGCAAAGCGATACTCAATAGTATTAGGAGTATAGGTACGACCCCCAGATACCCCAATATAGTCACCTTGGACAATACCACCAATCCTAGGAAGGTGACGAAAGCATAGGCGAAGTATGTTCGCCACTTCTCCTTTGTAGTACGCATCAATGTCCTCGTATGAATAGCAGATTTTTACCTTGATCTTGTTGAATACAGACTTTGTACCAACAAAAAACTTCCCATTCTCAGGGTTTGTACCAAACACAATAGCAGGTGCACCATCCCACTTGACACCAAGTGGCAAATGATCGTGCAACAGGGCATTGACAGTCCTCAAAGCAGCACGACGACCGTACATGATCATGTCTTCTGGATGCTCAAGGTGTTTGTTAGGCATAGGTTTCTCTCGGTACCCTTATTATAGCACCGTTAGACCCTCTGTGTGTAGGGTATGTGCCAGTTTACCAACTGTCTACTGGAGTTTCCAATACACAGAAGACTTATCAGATTGTGAGGATGCATAGAGATATATCTCTTTCATGATCTGATCTTTCTTTTTATGAGTAGATAACCAGTCGAGTAATCTTAGACCAGATAACTTAGAATACTTCCATGCTTGAGGTGCATCTGTAATATAATCCATAGCGTCTTCTTCTTTAAAACCTTTTGCATCATACTTCTTGAGAAGATCAAAGATTTCTTGATCATATTCATTACCTGTACACTTAGTCCACTCTGCCTCTTGAGGAACAGGACCTGGAACAATATCTGAAATCAAATCTCTTAATACTTGTCCTTGTATCTTACCCTGAGCAGCAGATTTACCTTTGAGTTCTAACTTCCAATCTCCCTTAGATTGACCACCAAAGTTTCTTGCTTGGAACTTTTCAAATGTACCTTCTCCATAGTAAAGATAAACATCCATAGGATGATTATCACTTCTTCTACCATTATCAAATGTTAGATCATACTTAGTAAACTTTGCCTTCTCATTATTTCTTCTTGTCATGGCATCATCACCATTCTTGAGTGTCATCTTAGGTGATCCCTCAATCTTTTTCAAAGAGATACCAACTAATTTACCATCTGCTCTTAGTTGTTGAAGAGCATTGTTCAAACAATCAATAGTAACTTCTTTATCAAGATGTTGTTTTACTTGCCTCTCATCCTTTACCATCCAAATATCTGCAGGATTCCATTTATCTTCTGAGGATAGTCTAGTTTGTTTCTTTACTCTATTAAAAGCATTCTTAACTGCACCATCATCGATCATAGCATCACCTCTCACAAACTTCCATCCAGTTCCACCAATCTTTTTATAGATTTCGTTTGCACCTGCCCAAGAAGATTCTTTCCACTCCTTTGACATGTCCATAATTTCTTCAATCTTAACACCTGGGGCATCAGTATGTCGCATGCCACATTTAAAATCATCAATAGTAAAGTTCTTTACATCACCACAGTAATATCTCATAGCAGCATACACACATTGTGCTGTTTCTTGAATCTTAGTTGCTGCTGCACCACCACCAGAACCTTTACTGTTCTCTGGTTTGACTGAGATTCTTATAAACTGATTCTTTTGTTTTGGAATAGGAACATTGATCTCGTTTGCTTTCTCTTCTATTTGATATCCTTTCTTCTTCAAAGCACCCATAATATCTTGAGTTGCTTTTGCTCTCTTTACTTGAGGAACTAAAATCTTAAGTGCGATCTGCACTTTCTTTTTTGAATCTTTCTGTTCTACTTTAGTTACATCAAAAAGATAGTAAGAATAATCATCCCCACCCAATGACTTCATAACATCTTCAAATGCTTTTTTATTCTGGGAAGGAATTGTTACTGCCATTACTCGTTAGATCTCCAAATCTTTCTCATCTCCTGATATTTAGGATCGTATGCTGCTTTATCCCTCATTTGCTTAAACACTTTAGCAGACCTTGCTTTTTCACAGTGTAATGCATCTGGCGATTGGGGTCTAATGGA